TGGTGGATCAACAATTCCAGCTGGATCTTTATATGCTAAGAGTTATCCATACAATGATGGCAGAGCTGGCTATACAATTTTTGAGCGTTATACAACTGGCCCAACCGTTGTAACTGGTAATACAACAACACAAACATTTGTAAATGGTAATCAATTTACTATTGGCGCAAGTCAACCAGGCACAGCTACTAACACAAATGTTACTGTTACAATAAACGGAACATCTGCTAGTGATTTCGTATCCGCAGTAAGCTCGGCTAGTATTCCTTATGTTAGTGCTAGCATTGCTAGTACTGGCGCTATTGTAATGACACACAGCGAAGGCGGCGATATTGAACTTACCAATGTAACAGGTACTCCTGTAACTACAGCTGGATTTATTCCAAATGTCACTTTCCTAGTTCGTCAACAATATATTAATGGTTCCGCTGCTGGCTCAGTATTAAGTAACTGGGTTGGTACTCCAACATTTTCATACACGGCTTCAGATGTGGCCCCAGATGAAAATCCAACAGATGGCACATATTGGTATTATAGCGATCCTACACAAGTTGATATTATGATTCAAAACAACGGTGTATGGACTGGATATCAAAATTGCACTACTGATAGTCGTGGATATGACTTGTCTATGACAAACGCCAGTGGCCCTATTATTAGTGCTACTGCCCCAACTACACAAACTGATACAGCAATGAGCCCATTAGTACATGGCGATTTGTGGGTTAACACTAGTGATTTAGAAGATTATCCACTATTGTATCGCTGGCAGAGTGTTAGTGGAGTTGATCAGTGGGTTCAGATTAACAACGCAGATCAAACACAATCAGACGGCATCTTGTTCCAGGATGCTCGCTGGGCACCAAACGGTACTACAGATCCTGTATCGGCCGCATTGCCAACTATTGAAAGTTTATTAACAAGTAATTACTTGGACCCAGATGCTCCAAACGCATTATTATATCCAACAGGTATATTGTTATGGAATACTCGTCGTTCTGGATTTAATGTTAAAACATTCCAATCAAATTATTTTAACAATCAGACTTATCCAACATACGACTGGGTTTCAACAACAGATTACACTATTGGTCAATATGTACAATACGAAACTTTAGTTTATGCTTGTATTGAAAATAATATGGCACAACAACCAGACATTAGTTCGGCATCATGGGCATTACAAGATGTAACTAACACATGGTTAAGTGCTACAGGTAGTCGTCCAGACGGTAGTCCATACATGGGTCGTCAGTCACAGCGTCAGATTATTGTTGAAGCGTTAAGAGTGGCTATTGATACAAATACACAAATTCGCGAAGAGCAAAATAACTATAACTTAATCGCAGTAACTGGTTATCCAGAATTAGCTCCTAACATGGAAGCATTAAACAATGAGATTAATAATGTAGCATTTAGCATTATTGATACACCATTGCGTTTAACTCCAGAAAATGTTGCTAATTGGTCTAGCGATAATAATGGTCTAGGTCTAGCAACAGGTGATGGCAATTTAGCTGCCGGCGATTCATATGGTGCTACATTCTACCCAAGTTGCCGTACAACTGATCTTAGTGGAAATTTCTGTGTAACTTATCCAAGTCACATGATGATTCGCACAATTATCCGTAGCGATGAAGTAGCTTTCCCTTGGTTAGCTCCAGCTGGCACACGTCGTGGACTAGTTGATAACGCACAACAATTAGGATATTTAAATGGTATCACTGGTGTATTTGAAACATTAAGTGTTGGCCAATCGTTGCGCGATGTATTATATCAGAATCAGATTAATCCAATTACCTATATCCCAGGTGTTGGTATTACTAACTTTGGTAATAAGACATTACAAGCAACAGCAACAGCATTGGATCGTATTAATGTAGCCCGTTTAATATGTTTCATCCGTGCTAGACTTAATCAAATTGGTAAGCAATATTTGTTTGAACCAAATGATCAAATTACCCGTACAGAGATTAGCAATTCAATCGTAAGTTTAATGATTGATTTAGTGGCTAAACGCGGTATTTACGATTACTTGGTTGTATGCGATAGTTCAAACAATACGCCAACAACAATCGATCAAAATCAGTTATGGGTTGATATTGCTATTGAACCAGTAAAAGCTGTGGAATTCATTTATATCCCATTGCGTATTGAAAATACTGGAGCGATTGCGGCGCAGGCTGCTGCTTAAGGAAAGTTGGGTAATTTTTTACCCAACTTTATTAACTAAATAAAGTATATCGGAGATTAACAAATGGCAACATCATCACTAACTAACATGACCATTCCTTTGGGAGCGGACGGACAAAGCGCATCAACGCAGGGCTTATTAATGCCTAAATTGGCATATCGCTTTCGTGTTTTCTTTAATAACTTTGGCGTAAGTACTCCTACTACGGAACTAACAAAACAAGTTATGAAGTTTGACCGTCCACATGTACAGTTTGAAGAAATTAAATTACCAATCTATAACAGTACTGTTAAGATTGCTGGTAAGCATACATGGAATGATGTTACTTGCGATTTGCGTGACGACGCTCAAGGTAATGTAAGTAGATTAGTTGGCGAACAGCTACAAAAACAATTAGACTTTATGGAGCAAAGTTCTGCGGCTTCAGGTATTGACTACAAGTTTACAATTACATTACAGATTCTTGACGGTGGTAACGGTAACAATGAGCCTACTGTATTAGAAGAATGGGACATTCTTGGCGCATACTTAAAAGATGTTAATTACAATTCAATGGATTATAATACATCAGATGCGGTTAAAGTTGGTTTAACAATTACTTTTGATAATGCGATCCAAGTCAATGGAGCAGGCGTTCCAACAGGCGTAGGTCAAGCTATTGCTTACACAGTTGGTTCTGTTGCTACTGGCGTCGCAACATCCGGCACTAGAGTAGCCTAAACAACATGGGCACCGGCTTTTTCGGCCAAGGTGGCGATCTACTGCAAGCGTTTGGCAATGGTATCACATCCATTCCAGGCGTTAAAGATTACGAACACGCAGCGAAAACTTTTGAGACAAATGGTTATCAATTAACCCCCCGTCTTAAATTTCTATATCATGTTTTCTTTAATATCAACACTGGACAAATTCCACAACTACAAGCGGCATATGGATCTGGTACAGTAGAAACTATCGGTATGATGGTTAAAAGTATTGAGTTGCCTAAATTTAAAATTGATACGGCCGTGATGAATCAGTATAATCGCAAAAGAGTTATACAAAGCAAAATTCGTTACGAGCCAAGTCGTATTACTTTCCATGATGATCAATCGGATTTAATTCGTAATATGTGGTATAACTATTATACATATTATTATAAAGACCCAAGTCAAAAGTATCAAAGCGTTCCTAATACATCGGGCATTTTAGGTATGTTACAATCGATGAGCAACGGTTTTAATTATAATGTTAATGATATCTATAGTCAAACATTACAAAGTGCTGATTGGGGTTATGTTGGCGAAAGTTATTCAGACGGAACTAACACCGGTACTACCAGTACAGGTAAGCCACCATTCTTCCGTGATATCACTATCTATGGATTTAGTCAAAAGAAATATGCGTCGTGGGTATTAATTAATCCTATTATTAGCCAATGGAATAGCGACACATACGATTATTCCGAAGGTGGTGGTACTATGAAAAATGATGTTACTATTGAATACGAAACAGTAAAATATTACACAGGCGCCATCGGTAGTCAACAACCAAGTAGTAAAGTTGCCGGCTTTGCTGACCCAGCTCATTACGATATTGTACCATCGGGTATTACTCGTCCGGGTGGCACACGCTCAGTATTTGGTCAAGGCGGATTATTAGATGCTGTTGGTGGTACAGTAGAAGATTTAGAAGCTCTTGCTAGCGGCCAAGGCGGATTACAAAATGTTATTGGAGCTGTACAAACAGCAGGCACCGCATACAATACATTTAAGAATCAAAATATAAACAGTATTTTGAATCCAGAATTAAGAAAAGCTGGAATACAAATAGCAC